TAAGTATATTTAACTTAGATTCCTGTACTTAGACGTAACTTATAAGCTAAACAGTCTCCTACAAAGGACAAAGACGTATGACACGACCAAGTGGTAATAAGAAAGGTAGACCTAAGAAGTCTGACCTTGCAGCAGTAAAGGCTGGTAATAGAGGCCAAGTAGGTCGTCCTAAAGGTGATAAAGCCATTATGGACGAATACAAGGCTCGTATGCTTGCTTCGCCTAAGTCTGCCAGTGTTTTAGAAAAAGTATATGAAGTTGCCTTGACTGATGGACATCCTGGTCAGATGGCAGCCATGAAACTTATCCTTGATCGTATCGTACCTCAAAGTGCTTTTGATGTGTCTAAAAACTCTGGTTCAATTCCATCCATCTCGATCAACATAAGTGGCCTTACAGCTCCTACGGCTGAAGTCGTAGAGGACATAACGGACGTACAAGTTAAGGAGTATTCAGACAATGACGACTCTTGACTTTAAACTACTCCGTTGGCAGCAAGAAGTCTTCAAGGATACCCATCGCTTCAAAGTAGTAGCTGCTGGTCGTCGCTGTGGTAAATCTCGCTTATCTGCTGTTACGCTACTGATTGAAGGTCTTAATTGTCCTGATGGCTCTAGCGTCATGTACGTAGCCCCTACCCTGGGACAAGCCAGGACGATTATCTGGGATCTCTTACATGAGCTCGGTAGGCCTATCATCAAGTCTAGCCACGTTAACAACCTAGAGATTACCCTTATCAACGGTAAGAAGATTCTGGTACGTGGCGCTGACAATCCCGACTCTCTGCGTGGTGTGTCGTTAACGTACCTAGTGCTTGACGAGACAGCCTTCATCAGACAGGACGTATGGGAAAAAATCTTACGTGCTGCTCTGTCCGATAAAAAAGGTAGAGCATTGTTTATCTCTACTCCGTCAGGTCGTAATTGGTTCTACGATGTCTACAAGCTTGGACAGGAAGAGCAAGACGAAGAGTGGAAGTCATGGCACTTCACAACCCAGGACAACGAGACAATCGATCCTAAGGAAATTGAAGCTGCTAAGCGTACTCTAAGCTCCTTTGCATTCAAGCAAGAATACTTGTCTAGCTTCGACAATGCAGGCGCTGATGTCTTCAAAGCTGAGTGGTTCAAGACTGCTCCTGAGCCTCAGTATGGCGACTATGTGGTTGCTATTGACTTGGCAGGCTTTGAGGACGTAGCTAAGAACGCAGGTGCAGCTAAGAAGCGTTTAGACGAATCCGCTATTGCCGTTGTGAAAGTAGAAGACAATGGAGACTGGTGGGTTGAGAAGATCGTACATGGTCGCTGGGACATCCGAGAGACTGCTGTGAATATTCTCAAGTCTATTCGTGACTATCAACCTATTGCTGTTGGTATCGAGCGAGGAGCACTCAAGAATGCTGTCTTGCCCTACTTGAATGACCTGATGCGTAAGAACAACATCTACGCTCACATTCAAGACCTTACCCACGGTAACAAAAAGAAGACTGATCGTGTTGTCTGGAGCCTGCAAGGGCGTATGGAACATGGTCGTATCAAATTCAATGAAGACGAAGATTGGGATGACTTCCAAGATCAGTTAGTAATGTTTCCCACAGCAGGGGTTCACGATGACTTGGTAGATGCTCTGTCCTACGTCGATCAACTTGCTGTCACATCTTATCAACAAGACTACGACGAGGACGACTACGAAGTCCTTGATCCTATAAGCGGCTATTAAGGAACACTATGGCTACTAAAAAGAAGAAAGACCCTAGGCTTGAGAAGGCTGGCGTTGATGGCTACAACAAGCCTAAGCGTACTCCTGGACATCCTACCAAAAGTCACGTAGTAGTTGCCAAAGAAGGCGATCAAATCAAGACTATCCGTTTTGGTCAACAAGGTGTTTCTGGCTCTCCCGAGTCTGAGGATGAAACAGAAGCAGAACGTAAACGCCGTGAAAGCTTTAAAGCTCGACACGCTAAAAACATAGCCAAAGGTAAGATGTCTGCTGCTTACTGGGCTGATAAAGTAAAGTGGTGATTATGGCTGAAGAAGAATACAAAGACTCCCAATTTGAGGAGCCGACAGAAGCTGAGAAGGAGTTACTTGACTTCGTTGTTCAGCATACTGATCGTTGGCGTGACTGGCGTGACGCTAACTTCATGGATCTCTGGATGGAATATGAACGGATCTTCCGTGGTATCTGGGACCCTCAAGACAAAACCCGTGAATCTGAGCGTAGCCGTATCATCTCCCCTGCCACTCAGCAGGCTATCGAGACCCGTCACGCTGAAATCATGGAAGCTATCTTCGGTCAAGGTGACTTCTTTGACATTGAAGACGACATTCGTGATGTAAACGGTAACTCCTTAGACATTGAAGCCCTTCGAGCACAGCTCATGGAAGACTTCAAGAAGGACAAGATCAAGAAGGCTGTCGATCAGATTGAACTGATGGCTGAGATCTACGGCACAGGCATCGGCGAAGTCGTTGTCAAGACCGAAAAAGAGTATCGTCCCGCTACACAGCCTATCCCTGGCGTTGCTAATGCAGCCGCTATCGGTGTTGAAGAGGCTGAGCGAGTAGCGATTAAGCTCAAACCTGTCAATCCTAAGAACTTCC